ACTACTGCGCCTAATATCTTCCTCAATTAATATAAATAGATTATATGTCAAGGGCGCTATCAGATAGAAATCCAGCACCGAACAAGGTTGCATTACAAAGTTTGTATAAAGACTTTCCCATGTTCTTTACAGATGTGCACCCGTCAAAAAAAGATATATCTTCTATTAAGGATTTAGAAGCCGTTAAACATGCAGTTAAAAATTTAATTTTAACAAACTTTAATGAAAGACCATTCCATCCAGAAATCGGTTCAAATGTAACTGCACTCTTGTTCGAACCAGCAGATAACTTCACTGCGATGGCAATTAAAGACGAAATATTATATGTATTAAAAAAATATGAGCCAAGAACAAATGGACATACTGTTGAAATAATAGACAACTCTGAAAGAAACTCTTATGAAATAACGATTGGGTTTAACGTTATATTTTCACCAAAAAGAGAAGAAATTAATTTTTACTTACAACGACTACGATAATGAAACAGCTTAACGTCACAGAACTCGATTTTGATCAGATTAAAGAAAACCTTAAAGATCATTTTCGGAATAATCCAAGTGGAGAATATAGCGATTGGGATTTTGAAGGATCAGGTCTCAATCATTTATTAGATATATTAGCATATAATACACACTATAATGCTGTAGTTGCACATAATGCAATGAACGAATCTTTTATTGATTCGGCTCAGATCAGATCAAACGTTGTGTCTCGAGCTAAACTTCTTGGTTATACACCGCGAAGTAAATCAGCTGCGATGGCTAAAATCTCTCTTACATTCCCTTCGTCAGTTAATCGTAATCTTTCTACATATACTCTTTTAAGAGGACAAACTCTTACGTCATCAATTGATGGAGTAACATATTCGTATATCACACTCGATGATTATACTGTAAAACTCGATGAAATTAATTCTCGATATGTATTTGATGAAATTACAGTTTATCAGGGAAGAATGAAAGAAATCACATTTGTGGTTGAATCGGGTAATATTGATCAAAAATATATTATTGAAGATTCTTTAATTGACTTAGATCATATGACGGTTGATGTATTTGATAATGCATATTCTACATCGGTCGAAACTTATTCTCTATTTGAAAGTCTTTCGAATGTAGGTCCATCGACTGCTGCATATTTTATCAATGAGAATTATGAAGGAAATTATGAGATTCAATTCGGTGATAATATCTTTGGTAAAAAACCAGCATCTCTTAATGTAATTAAAATTAAATATTTAAGTACTCAAGGAGATAGCGGTAATGGTGCCAATGTATTTTCATGGACAAGCCCAGGTGCAGTATCTCCAACAATTACTGTTTTATCTGGAGCTACAAATGGTAGTGAAAGAGAAGATATCGAAAGCATTAGACAGAATGCTCCTTTATCATTTATAGCCCAAAATAGAGCTGTTACTTCTACTGACTATAGAACACTCGTTAATCAAATTTTAAATAATATAGAAACTGTATCAGTATGGGGAGGAGAAGATAATGATCCACCACAATATGGTAAAGTGTACATATCTGTTAAACCATATGATGCTCCTACTCTTACTGAGTTGGATAAAACGTATCTTCTTAAAGAACTTGAATCAAAAAGAGTAATTGGTATTGAGCCAGTTATTATTGATCCAGATTTTACATATATCTATCTTGATATTTTATTTAAATATGATTCGAATAGAACATCATTATCAACAGGTCAACTTTCTACACGAATAGAATCTCTCTTAGAGAATTTTAATTTAAATAATTTACAAAAGTTTGATGGAGTATTTCGTTACTCACATCTTCTTTCTTTAATTGATAATTTAGATATCGCAATTGTTAATTCATTTGTTAGAGTTTTTGTATATAAAACTGCGACATTCCAATATGGTAAACTTACATCAACTCCTATTGATTTCCAAATGGAACTATATGCAGACGCTAATCAAGCAGAATCAGTAATACGTTCAGATTCTTGGACATATAATGGAGTAATTCTTCAATTAGAAGATCGTTCAATAGTAGATTCTAAATTTGAAAGAGAGATATATGCGTACACTATTGGAGCAGACGGAATTAAAAGAATATTATTTAAAAATGTTGGAACAATTAATACCAACACTGGAAAAATATCTATTGATAGTATTCCACTTAATAAAACTGAGACTATAAATATGTATGTCTCTCCAGCATCAAATGATATAGTATCAAAAAGAAATAAACTTCTTACAATTGACATTGGAAGAACTGAAATTATTCCAGAGATCGATACGATAGCTGTATCTGGTTCCTCTGGTGTTAATGAATATACTCCATTCTTAAGACACAGACCCGATAATACTTAAATATGTCTCATATTTCTATAGCAGCTGCTGCACCATTCGCCACTGTACCACATAATACAGAATCTCTTCGTATTGAAGAGCTCATTCCTGGACAATTAAGAGAAAGTTCTGAGACTTTTATTAATTTAATTAAGGAGTATTATGACTATCTTAATACGGAAGGTCTTCCTACGTATGAGACAAATAGAATTATTGATGAGCATGATATCGATAAGGTATCTCTTAAATATTTAGATGGTATTCAAGGAGAAATAGCGAAAAATATTCCTAATTCTTCAGTGATGGATAGAGTATCACTTTATAAAAAGGTTGTTCAATATTATACGCTAAAGGGTTCAGAAGAAAGTATTACAACGTTTTTTCGTTTATTCTTTGATGAAATCATAGAAGTATCTTATCCAAAAGAAAAATTATTTGAACTTTCTTCAGGAGATTGGAAACCAGCGAATGATACATTTACTCGTAGCATTACAGCATCTATAGCATTCGAAGATTTAGATGTAGAATATAATTATACACCATTCCAAATAAAAAATGATGAAGATCAATTATTAGGAAGCGGTACTATTATTAATGCTGAAGAAGTGGTTCTTTATGATACACCACCAAATATTCAATCCTTAATTTTTGATCTTAATTCAAAGAAAAATCTAAATACCATTAATGAGACATGGGACTCTACAGTATTAACTGAAACAATACGAGGATTCTTCTTTGATGGTGCAGCATTTAATCAGTTTGAAGATTTAGTAAAAGTTGATGGGAAAAAAGCTTTTATCGATTTTGGACTTATTGGAGATAATAAAGATATATCGCTTGATGCAAATGATGAACATACTTTTGTCATTCGTACTTTTCCCAGATTTACAAAAGAAAATACTGAGATTCAGCCCTTATTTTCTTTAGCAAAAAATTCTCAACAGCTTTATTCACACGAACTGTTCTTCAATAAGAATACTCAAAGAATTGGTAGATCGTTTATTGATACAGGAGAACAAAGAATCGAACTTGATTCAAATGGTGAATCTCTTGTATTCTATAATTTTATTGATGAAGCAACTGTTAGGTTAAATACCTTGACCGGTGATAAGTATGACTATATGAAATCATTCTTATCTCCATTTGATGAAAGGTTAAATGGAAGATGGGAAAAAACTTTAATTGACTTTAATGATAAACCAATATATCTTCACTCTTCTGATCCAGTTTTACAAACACTTACACCAGATGATTTAAAATTTTATGAATTTGGTGGCGATGCATCATTTGATGGTCCAAATAATCTTGAGATTGGCCAAGCAATATACGGAGAAGGTGATGGTGACTTAAGCGGTATAACTGCATTAAGTGAAGATGGTTTAACTCTCGCAATTGGTGCCTCAAAAAATGATGGAAATGGCAACAACTCTGGTCACGTAAGAGTTTATCAATTAGTTGGATCACCTGAAACTTGGGTACAAATTGGTTCTGATATAGAAGGTGATAGTCCAGGAGATTTATTAGGAAGTGATATTAGTTTAAACGCTGATGGAACGGTTTTGGCTATCGGTGCTCCTCAAAATAAACTAAGTGGTACCTCAGTTGGTGAAGTAAAAGTATTTGACTTAGTTAGTTCTAATTGGGTAGAAAGAACGTCAACGGTTGGATCAGTTGAAAATAGTAAACTTGGAACAAGTGTTAGTTTAAATGGAGTTGGTGATCGTGTAGCGTTTGGTTCAGGAGCATTTCCGAGTGAAAACTTTGATATTGGTTTACAATCTGGAGGGGCGGTGCTTCTTCAAGATGAAGGAAAAATTATTGGTGATGATACTCTAAATAGAGAGTCAAATGAAACCGCTGTCTACGAATGGGACGGAGCAAATTGGTCACAGATTGGTAATAATATTTCTGAGGCAAATGATGATCCTTTAAGTGGAAATACTGTTAGATTAAGTGACGATGGTCGTAGATTGATTGTTGGAACACATAAAGTAACAGAGCTTGGAAACACTGTAATGTGTGTAAGAGCATATCATAATAAAGTTGACACAAACGTTTGGGAAAAAGTTGGTTCTGACTTAACATTCCCATCACGTATTGATAAATCTCTTTTGCCGATAAGCTTGAGCAATGATGGCAAAATTGTTGCTATCGGGATTCCTGAAGATGAAACTAATTTAAACTTTAAGGGACAAACTGTAGTTTACAAATTAAATGACACAAATAATTGGGTTAAATTAGGACAAACAATTGAAGGGGAACAGATCGGCGGTGCAAGTGGATCAAGTATTGCACTCAGTACAAACGGAAATGTTATCGCTATTGGTGAACCAAAAAATGATGAACTTGGGACTGATACTGGTCAAGTGCAAGTTTATCAATATACAAACAATTCGTGGAAAAAAGTTGGTAATGATATTAACGGATATGGCGTTACCGGAACTGCTGGATCAAGTGTCAGTATAAACGGAACTGGAACACGAGTTGCCGTTGGCGCCCCGGGAAATGATGAACAAGGCGAAGATAGAGGTCAAGTAAAAGTCTATCAGGTTGCGATTGATGTTAGTATATCTTTGTTTTTACTCGCAGAAAAAAATCCAAATGATTTAACAAGTAGATGGACAATCAAGTCATCTAGTAAGGCAATCTACTATACAGATTGGATTAATAATATATCTTCTACTAATCCTTATGACATTGGTTTAAAGTGGAATAAAGGAAGTAAGCCTGGAGATTTAGCTCTCCCAGTTCTACCTCATTGTGATTATGTTAAAAATGATATTGATCATCTTTTTACTTTACATAACAGAGGTTATATGTCCGTATATTATAAGCATAATGGAGGATATATTCCGTGGCAAGATATTACAATTGGAGATACAACTAGATATGGAGGAGAAAGACTGTGGAATATTTTAGATTATGCAGTATCAGATGGAACTCTTATTCTATTAGATAAACCAGTTAATGGCGCATCTCGACTTGTAATATTTAAACACGATGAGTATAATCGACATCAATATTATCAAACTCTAGAATTGGATCTTCCGACTACTCATTTAGGTATCGCTGATTTTACTCATGTTAAATTTAACAATAATCAAATAGTAGTTGGAACACACACGCTTAATAATGTTGATGTCGCTCAAGTTATTCATGTGTATAATGTTGATAATGACGGTTATTGGAAAAGAGGTCAATATACGAGTTTGCCATCAGTTAATACACCAACTGTTATACCTGATTTAGAATTCGATCTTAATAAGAATTTAAAAAATGGTGAGTGGAAATCAACAAATGAGTTAGTTAGAATTTCTTCAAATAACTTAATCGATAATATTCCTATTGATAGCGGTGTTATTTTTGATGCTGTTACTAATACGGTTGGATCTGGTATTGGATTTACCCCTATTTCCAAATTTAGTTTAGCTCTTCGTTTTAATGCAAAAAAACTAACATCACCATATACTACTATATTAGATATTGGAAATAACTTATCATTGCGCATTGCTCCAGATTTTGTATTACGCAAATGGGTTCTTGAAGTAGTTTCGACTTCATCTGAATTAGATCCTTATAGAATAAAGTTAAATAAAGATAATTCTGATATTATTCTTGATAATAACCCAAGAGAATTATTTAGTGATGAATATTTCGATGGAGGTATAACTATAAATGAATGGAACAATTTAGTAGTTGAATTTACAATTGGTCAAAATGATGTAATTTCTGGTTTACGATATTCACTTAACGGGTTTAAGAGATCTAAGCTTATCAATATCGATGATGGAGTAACAAGACCTAGTCATAATCTTACTAAATCGTCTTCTATTAAGTTCCATAAAAATATAGCATTTTCACATGTTTCTTTATATGATAAGAGTCTTACACATATCGAATTTGAAAGAATTGAAAGAACTTTATCAAGCGACTATAGTTTAACAACTACTACTGGTATTAATTCTTTGCTCGATGGAGGAAAATTTGAAGTAAGTGAATCTGGAGATAATATTATTAAAGTTAGTTCATATGGTATCAATATATGGGAGAGATTATCAGAAACAGAGTGGAAAAATTATTATAACCCATTTACATCTGTAACAAATGGTAAATCAAACTATATTACTCATAATGGATCAAGATTATACTCATACAAATTCTTTGGTGATGATTTACTATTGGTAAACGGAGGATTAAATAATGCTCAACAATTTATCGAGCAATATAGTTATTCTTCATCAATATAGAATAAAAAAGAACATAATTCTCCTTCCGTATTATACTATATTAAAAGTCAGTTTGAAGCTTCGAGCGGAACATGGAAAGTAGATCAAACCTTTTCTCCATCAATACAATTTGAACAACTTAATTCGGATGATTTTAAGGTTGGTTTAAATTACGGAGTAGATATTGCAATAGATAATATAAATGAGGCGTTTGCAATTTCTCTCGAACCAGACAGTGTCAATAAAGTATTAAATGGACCAGGCTCTACTACAATAACATCTGAAAATAATACCACAGTCAAATACGATATCTTTCGAAAAATATCAGATGATTTTATTCGACCAATTCCATATGTCAAACCAGATGAGGGTTTTTCAGAAGTAACATCATATTCTGGTAGATTAAATAATAGTGCAGTTTTAAAAATTGTTGATAGAGCTCCATCTTATAATTCATCGTTCTCATATCCGAATTTTATTCAATCAAATGCAATAGATGAGCCGCTTGTAAAATATACTTTAGATCTTAATGCTATTCCAGTTGGGTATTATAAACACGCTGATGATATTAATAACGATTTCGTTATATCGACAATGCCTTCTTCTGCAGTTTATTCATCTAAAACAGTTATATTAAATGAGTTTAATATAATTATGATAAGAGGCAAAGCCGATAGATATAATGGTTATGTTGATATATCATATAATGGTTCAGATTTCGAAAGAATAATAGAAGGAAATACTATTCGCCATCTTCTTCTTTCTTCTGAATCAAGTTTAGCACTTGGAAAAAATACTAATGGATTTTATAATGGTGATATTAGTCATGTCCAATATTATAACGATGCTATATCAGACTTCGCAAAGAATCAAATTGTAACGTACTTAAATAATAATGTCAAAACATTTTATAAAATAGTATTTGAACAACTTAAAGGAACTTTCGTAGGTTCTACTAAAATTACATCCACTCCTTTAGCGAGAGATAAATTTATTTTAACAGATTTAGATGGACATTCGTTTAACTCTTTTATATTCTTTGATGATCCAGAATTTAATCCTAACGAAGATAATACCACAATTCGAATAACTGCAAATTACGACGATACTAATACCGAAACGAATCAAATATATTGGGGTGATGGAAGATTCGATGTGGTTTTAGATAATGCTCCAGTATTACATCAGTATACAATAGAATATCTCGGAGAATATTTTGATAGAAAGGGAAGAGCATCGTCAATTAATCGTATTCAAGATAGTGTGTTTTGGCAAAAGTTTTCATATAATATTCGAAGCTCTATTCGTGTTGATGAGTGGGAAACTACATTCTTAAATTTAGTTCATCCAGCCGGCCTTCGATTCTTTGCGAGTGTCGTTTTACTTGTTATACGAGATAATCATTGGTTCGGTCCGAAATATGTATTATTTGACTCATCGACAAGAACAAATACAAGTATACTTAGGGTTGAGGATAAATTCCTTTCACCGTTTAGAACTACTCAGCCATTAGAAGATTTAAGATGGCTCGAATCTCTTACTGCACCAAATAACGCAGGTGGTTATCATATGCCTATTTTTCAACCAGGTTGGTTACAAGGAGATATTAGAGTTCGTGAGTTTATCTTTGAAGCTGGATTGTGGACAAAGTTGGCGCGTTCTGTTCCTGGAAATGAAGCAGCAGCAAAATATACATATAGCTATGCTGATGGAAATCCTGCAGAAGATTTCGAAATTAGAGTACAGGTTGTTAACGGTCCCGAATTAAAAATTGGAGATGTAGTTTATCAGGATGTTGGTTCTCCTCCAAGTCAGGGTGTGATAACAAATATTGGACCAGATGGAGACGAATTTACTGGAATAATTAAATTAGTCGGAAATAGTGGAGTATTTGAAGATGGAGATATTTACACTGAAAATTCAGTTACAACAGCTACCATTCTAGCAAAACCTTTAACGAGAAAAGAAGAAGTTATAAACGTCTATGGAGATGATGAACAAGATGCGGCGTATTTGCAGCAAGATCGTTCAAGCATTGATATTAATTCAGAGATGTTTATGAGAGCTGTTCTTACTACCTTTAAATATGTTATTCCTTCTTTAGTACCACAAAAGATATTTACTAAATATGATTATCAACAGAATTTAAAATTTAAAGATACAGATGATATTAGTTCATATCTTCCTATAACTATTAAAGATGCCCTTGATAATTCTGATATCTTTATGAATATTGGTGCAATCGTTAAAAAGAGAAATCAACTTGATACTGAAGACGGTGATGGAGTATTCCTTGAAAGTGATTCTTCACCATTCAATCAAGAATTACTCATCGACGATATTGCTGATTGGTGGAATGATCCTGAAAATGATGGTGATCTATCTGCTCCGGTCCAATTGAATATTACATCATATACTGGTCCTCAATTGGTTCATGGAAATATAGTTTATCAAGATGTTATTGCCGATAATGGAGACAATCTTACGATCGAAGGATTAGTGGTTGGAACTTTAAATGGAGGAACTAGTATATTAGTTGGATGGAGAGGTGCTATAAATACAAGTGCATCACCAGATTTAACTCTTCCATCGAAACCAGAACTTGATCAGTTATTTAGGGCTGGAACAATATATACTATCGTTGGTCAATATGATAGCCCAATTATCGATAAAACACATCAAACAGATGCAGTAGTTACCGTTAGCAATTAAAAATATATAAATAGAATTAATGAGTACAAAAATTTCAGCGTTAGACGAAAGGCTTCAACAAGATATTAATGGAGAAGAATTTTTTCCAATAATTGATGGCACAGTTGGAGCATATCATACCTATAAGATTAATCTTGATCAATTATTTCAAAGCGGGCAAGGATACGAGAAGGTAACAAGTCTTTCAGTAACAAATGGTGCTACAGTTGCAAGCAATAATACTTCTTTTATTTTAGAGTATACTCAAGAAGATAATACTGTTCAAACGTTAACAATTGAAAAATATAAAATTCAGGATAATGATGTAGCATTTAGCCATATTGATCCAGCTGGATATATTACTTCGACTCAACGAATTTCTTTAAACAATGTAGATAATAAACTTGCTACAGCTAAAGCCGTAGATGATCACATTGACTATAGAGAAGCTTTATACGATGCATCAATAAAAGAATATATCGGAGATGATGATAATGGTGTCTTAGCTGACTTTGCAACTCTTACAAATGTAGCTGATGATTTCACAGCACTATTAGCTGGAGTTAAACCTGAACTTAACACATTTAAGAAAATTGAACAACAATTCGATACGATTGATTATAGTGATAAAATTGGAACAGGTCAAGTAAATATTGCGCATTTTAGGATTAACGAGATTGATCTTAATACTCGTTTAAATATTAAAGATTCTGCTATTACTGCAAATCTTATTAGTGTTAATGCTGTTACTTCTGATAAAATTCAAAACGGTTCTATACTAAGAAGTAAAATTGCAGATGGCGCGATATCGAATGATAAGATTTCTGATGCAACTATTACTGCTTCAAAGATCAAAGATGGTACTGTAACTCCTGATAAATTATCGAGCGGAGCTCCAGATTGGGACAATACACGAGTTAATATTCCAAATAACTTAAATGTTCAACATGTTTACGCTAATGGAAATTTTAATTCAAAAGGTACAGACTTTAGACTATATAATGCTAGTCGCGCTGGAACAAATGTTCATAGTGGTAGAGCTCTTGTTCATAGCGTAGGAGATAGATTGGATATTAATTACGCTAATGATTATACTGGAGGTGTAAACATTAGAGGAGTAGTAACGGTTCCAGATCAAGATGCTGCAGCAATAAATGCTGGAGGTAATAGATCAGTCGTAACAAAGGAGTATGTTGACGCAGCTGATATTTTAATTAATCCTATTGCTGGTGATAAAATTCAAGATAACGCAATCGCTTTGAGACACATGTCTGACAATTCTGTTGGTACATTTGAAATTCTTGATGATTCGATAACGAGTGAAAAGATTGAAAACATTGGTCCACAGTGGAATTCGGCTGGAGACGTTGTAGTTTCTGGTAAACTGACAGCAAACGGTCAAACTTTTACTCTTGGTTCAAATGCTTTACCTAGTGGAAATGTTACGCTATCATTACAATCGAGCGTGGGTGGATCAGCTACCATTCTACGGGCGGCAGGATCAAATGGATCTCTTTCAATTAATAATACTGGAGGAAGTATTAATTTCTCTCCTGGATCATCGATAAAGTTTCAGGTTAATAGTAATAAATCTACATTTTCCAATCCATTACATATTACAGGAGCTGGATCTACAACTATTAATGGAACTAATTTTACTAATCCAGCATTATTAGTTGGTTCTTCTACAAATGGTATTGCGATTGATTCAAACGAGATCATACAAAAAGGTAATCATTTACATTTGGGTGTAGCTGACGGTGCAACTCAAAATATATATTTTAAAGAAGGCGTAAATACAATAGCAACTATTTTTGGAAACTCAGGTAGCTTTTCTGCAAAGGGAGATGTTATTTCTGAAAGTGGAATAATTAGACGTAATGGAGAAACAAGTCGTTTATCGTTGCGCGGTGCGACGGCTTATAGTAATGGAGCTAACATTGAATTGTATGGAAAGAGTAACATAAATTATCCAGGTCATGCTTATTACGATGCAGATCAGCACACATTTAGAGCGATGGGTAATGGCGCAGTAGCCTTTAAAATTGATTCTAAAACAAAAAAGGTAACACTTTATGGCGAAGGTACATCCGCAAACCATTTAGTTACTAAGGGTTATGTAGATAAAAATACATTTCCAAAAATAACTACTCTTGATAATATCACTACTCGTATGGATAGTGGTTTTTATCAAACCGCAAGCGCGACAATTGCTGAAGGCTGGCCAGAAGATAGAGGTTGGTACCATTTACTTACAACTACACATTCGAATACTAATAATTATCATGCTTTACAGTTTGCTGCATCGTATTATGATCAAGAAGTTTATTTTAGAAGTACAGGTGACAAAG